CGGATCAGATTCACGGCTCCAGCTCTGGCCGCCAGGACCCGGAGAAGCCGAGCGGTGGGCGCTGGTCCCGCCCGAAGCTCAACCCTCGATTCGTCGAGTGGCTGATGGGGCTTCCGCCCGAGTGGACAACCGCGACCGGCTGCGGCTCCTTGGCAACGGCGTTGTGCCGCTCCAAGCAGCCCTCGCCTTCCGAGGGCTCGCCCGCCGACTTGCGCCGCGCGTCATTCCAGGCTTGGGAGGCAGCGATGCAGTCTGAACTCGACCGGCTGGATGCGGGGGGTGCGTCTTGACCCTCCCCCGAAGGAAGCCTCTTGCCCGCGGCTCCAACCTCAAGCGGACGGCCGGACCGAAGCGCCGGACTCGGCTCTCCCGACTCGGCCGCCGAGCGCGAGTCGCCCTAGCTGGAGCCCAGCAGTTCCGGCGCGACGTCCTGGCCCGAGCCCGGGGGCGCTGCGAGCGTTGCGGGCGCCCGACGCCGGACCGGGACCTCGACGCGCACCATTTGATCCCGCGCTCGAGAGGGGGGGAGGACGACGCGAAGACGAACGGCGCGGCCCTCTGCCGCCCGTGTCACTCGGCCATTCACGACCACCGAGCCGCAGACTGGCGGCGCTGGGTCCGGGGGGCGAAGTCATGAGCGCCCATCGCTCCTCCCAGTTCCCGAACGGCTACCCTCCCCCGCGCCCTCCCGAGGAGCCCTGCGAGTTGATCGAGAGGGTCAAGGCCCGCATTCGACGAGAGCGCTGGGCCCATCGCGTGAACCTCGCCGTCGCCTTGCTCGTCGCGCTCGCCTGGTCCTCGCTCGTCTTCGTCGCGTTCTGGCGCCTGATCTTGTGGGAGGCTCAAAGATGAGCCCCCGGCAGACCAAGGGCGGCGAGCGCCCCTTCGTTCGGGTCGCGGTCCAGTGCCCCCAATGCCTGCGGGAGTCCCACCGGGCCGACCGTATCGGCGTCCTCTTCGAAGGGCGGACGGTCCCCCGAAACGGCGGGCCCCCGGCCTCGGTCCTCTCCTGCGGCGACTGCGGCCACCGCTGGCACGGGCCGCCGGTCGCCGAACTCAAGGACTATGCCTCTCGAGGGCCGGTCCAGGTCCGAGCCCCCGAGGAGCGTCCGCCGGTCCCGTTCGAGGACGACGAGCCCGACCCAGACGACCTTTTCGGCTAGGAAAGGCCCGCCGAGCGCGATCCGCCGAGCCCCTCACGGGAAAATATCCCGGTGGGGCTTGGCGGGCGCGTCTCGTTCGCCGATAGTTGGGCCATCGCCTCCCCGAGAGGCCCACCCGGAGACCGACCCATGATCCTCAAGCAGACCCTCTCCCTCGACCTCTTCGACGACCTCCGCGAGGTCCCCGACCGCGTCCTCGAGATCAGCTCCGACGAGCGCGTCTCGGGCGACGGCGTCCGGGCTCGCCTGGCCTTCGTCCTCGAGACGCTCCCCGGCGCGATCCGCTCGTCGAACGCTTTCCACGCCGCGACGGACCTCGGCGCCTGCGCTCGCTCCCTCTCGCGGATCGAGAGCCTCGTCCCGGCCGACCTCGTCCCCGCGCTCCTCGAGTCCGTCGGGACGCTCCGGTCCGCCGAGCAGGGCGTCGCGCGCCTCCTCGAGCGCAACCTCGACCGCGCGGTCGCCGCTTACCAACCCCGCCCCTGATGCCTCGACCGGACGAGCCGGCGCGGGCAGGGGCGCCTCCCCCGCCCGCCCTTGCCCAAAGCCAAGCCGAAGGACGAGCCCAAGCTCGCCCCCTGGCCCGCCGACACCGTCGAGCGCCGGCCGATCGCTGACCTCGTCCCCTACGCCCGGAACGCGAAGGTCCACCCGCCCGCGCAGATCGACCGGATCGCCGCGTCGATCCGCGAGTTCGGGTGGACGATCCCCGTTCTCGTCGACCCGGACGGGACCCTCATCGCCGGCCACGCGCGCCTCGAGGCGGCGCAGAAGCTCGGGCTCGAGGAAGTCCCGACGATGGTCGCCGAGGGGTGGAGCGCGGCGAAGCGCGCCGCCTACGTCCTCGCGGACAACCGCCTCGCGCAGGCCGAGTGGGACGACGACCTCCTCCGCGCCGAGATCGCGGAGATCGACCTCGACGGCTTCGACCTCGGCTTCACGGGGTTCGATCCGGACGAGATCGCGAAGCTCCTCGAGGACCCCCTCCCGCCGCTCTCGGGCTCGGACGGAGCCTCGAGCCTCGCGGAGACCTTCCTCGTCCCGCCGCTTTCGATCTTGGACAAGCGTCAGGGCTACTGGGTCGAGCGCGGACGGCGCTGGAAGGCGTCCCACGACTTCGACACGGACGCGAGCCGCGCGAACGTTGAGACCTGGGGCTCGTCGAAGTCGCGCTCGGACGCGACCCGCAAGCACGCGGAAATGACCGCCCAGAACGTCTCGATGTTCGACCCGGTCCTCGCCGAGGTTCTCCTCACCTGGTTCAGCGCCCCCGACGACCTCGTCGTCGACCCCTTCGCCGGGGGCTCCGTCCGGGGGATCGTCTCGGGGGAGCTAGGCCGGCGCTACCTCGGAGTGGATCTCCGGGAGGAGCAGGTCGAGCAGAACCGCGAGGCGCTCCGGGAGGAACTCGCCGAGCGCGTCCGCTGGATCGCCGGAGACGGCGCGGAGGAGATCGGGAAGCTCGAGGAGGAGTCCGCCGACTTCTCGCTCGCCTGCCCCCCGTATTTCAACCTGGAGAAGTACTCCGACGACCCGCGAGACCTCTCCGCGATGAAGTGGGACGGCTTCCTCGAGGTCTACCGCGCCGCGATCGCGGCGACGGTCCGAGCCCTCAAGCCGAACACTTTTGCCGCTTGGGTCGTCGGCGAGGTCCGGTCGACTCGAGGGTCGCGCGGTGAGTACGTCGGCTTCGTTCCCGAGACGATCCGCGCCTTCGTCGACGCCGGAGCGCCGCTCTACAACGAGCTGATCCTGGTCGAGCCCGGAGGGACAAAGGGGATGCGCGCGGCGCGGCCGATGCTCGCGAGCCGGAAGGTGGTCAAAAGTCACCAGAACGTCCTCGTCTTCGTGAAGGGCGACCCGAAGGCGGCGGCGCAGCGCCTCGGCCCGATCGAGCTGCCTCCCGAGGAGGAGGAGACCGAGGAGGAGACGGAGTAGCCCGATGGCGCAAGGTCAGAAGCACGAACCGACGGACGAAACCCGAGCGAAGGTCCGCTCGCTCGTCGCCGTCGGAGTCCCCCAGGACGACGTCGCGAAGATCCTCGAGGTCTCCGCGCCGACGCTCCGGAAGCACTACCGCGAGCAGCTCGACGTCGCGAAGGCCGAGGCGAACGCCCAGGTCGCCGGCGCTCTTTTCCGGATTGCGACGACGCCCGGCCGGCAGCAGGTGACCGCCGCGATCTTCTGGCTCAAGTGCCAGGCGGGCTGGCGAGACCGCGACCCGGTCCAGACCCACGTCCACGCGAGCGCCGACTCCGCGACCGCGCAGACGCTCCTCGCGAGCCTCAAGGAAGCGAAGGACTACGTCCCCGACGACGAGGACCGCGCCTTCCTCGAGTCCCTCGACGCTCGAGCAGGCGACCTCGACCCGGAGAGGAACTAGGCCCCCTCGAGGCCGGTCCCGTGGTCCGAAAGACGAAGGCGAAGCCCAAGGCGCAGCCCGCCAAGAAGGCGAAGCGCCGGGCGACCCGCAAGGCGAAGCGAGCGAAGGCTCCCTCGCCGCCGCCGGTCTCGATCGAGAAGCTCGTCCGGGACTACGAGGCCGGAGGCCGGCGCCGCCTCCGCGCGCTCTGGCGGCTCCAGCAGATCGTCCGTCGCGACCCGGTCTGGGCGGCCCGGGAGATCCTCGGCGTCGAGCCCTGGGAGCTGCAGCGCCGCGCGATGCGGCTCGTCTGGGAGCACCCCCGAGTCGCGATCCAGTCCGGAAACAACGTCGGGAAGTCCTTCCTCGCGGCGGTCCTGGTCCTGGTCTGGATGACCGCCTATCCCGACGGGAAGGTCGTCACGACCGCGAACACCTGGGCCCAGGTCGAGTCGGTCCTCTGGAGCGAGATCGCCGGGCTCCACTCTCGAGCGCGGATCCCTCTCGGGGGCCGGATGCTCAAGACCGAGTTCCAGGCCGATTCGGAAATGCCGGGCTGGGTCGCGATGGGCCTCTCGACGAACCGCTCCGACTCCTTCGTCGGCCGGCACGCCGAGCACCTGCTGGTGATCTTCGACGAGGCGCAGGGCATCGACGGCGCTTTCTGGGAGGCGGCCGAGACCCTCGCGTCGTCCGCCGGTTGTCGGATCTTGGCGATCGGGAACCCGGTCCGAACCTCCGGCCGCTTCTTCGAGGTCTGCTCGGGCAAGGTCCCGGGCTGGAAGTCGATGCGGATCTCCTGCCTCGACCACCCGAATCTCGTCCTCGGGCGAGACGAGGAGACCGGGCAGCTCCCGATCCCCGCCGCCGTCGCGCCGGAGTACGTCGAGGGGAAGCGCCTCGAGTGGGGGGAGGACTCCCCGGTCTGGGTCGCGCGCATCGAGGGCCGCTTCCCGCCCGAGGGCGACTGGACCCTCTTTCCCCTGGGGCTCCTCGAGGAGCGCAAGGACGACGTCCCCGGCGACGGATCCGGGACCCACGTCGGCGTCGACGTCGCACGCATGGGCGCGGACTCCTGCGTGATGACCCTCGTTCACGACGGGCTAGTCCGGGGCGTCGCCTCCTGGCGGAAGAAGGACCTAATGACGACCGCCGCGAAGATCTGGAACCAGGTCAACGCCTGGGAGGACGCCCTCGCGAAGGAGCTAGGCGACCCGGAGTTTGTAATCCCGGCGAAGAACGTCCACGTCGAAGAGGACGGGATGGGCGCCGGCGTGATCGACCGGCTCACCGAGGCCGGGCATCGGGTCGACGCCGTCACCGTCGGCGCGGCGCCCGGGGGGGAGTGGGCCGAACTCGTCGGGCGCGAGATGAAATTCCGGAACCGGAGGTCGGAACTCCACTATGCCGCCCGCAGACTTTTCGAAGTCGGCAGGCTCGCTCTCCCGGAACGCTACGAGCGAACGTGGACCGACCTCACCCGGATCTCCTACGCTCTCGACGATCGAGGGATCTTCTACGTCGAACCGAAGGAGAAGATCCGCGAGCGCGAGGGGAGGTCGCCCGACTTCTCCGACTCGCTCATCCTCGCTTGTGCAAGGTCCCGGAAGGCGCGCATCCGGGCCGGTCGACTGAAACGCCCGACCCCCGAAGATGGCTCGACAACGAAAGCGCCCCGTAGCCGCCCCCGGGCCGGCCGCGCCCGCTAAGGGCTCGCCGGCGTCCCGGCTCGCGGTCCGCCTGCCGAACGGGCGCGTGGGCGTCCTCCGAGGCTCGGGGGCCGGCGTCCTCAAGTCCCTCGGGAGCTTCACCTCGTTCCCCTCGTCGATCCTCGGCGTCGGCAACGAGAAGTTCGAGACCGACAAGCTCGCGCGGCCCTACGAGCAGAGCGATTGGGTCTTCGCCTGCGTCTCGCTGATCCAAGACGCCTTCGCCGAGCTACCGCTCCGGGTCTATCCCGAGGACCCCCTCCGGGCGAAGGAGGAAGTCGAGCCGCTCCCCGAGAGCGACCCCCTCGCGCGCCTCTTCCTCGACTGGAACCCCCTCCACAACGCGGCGCTCGCAAACACCGCGATCGCCCAGGGGCTCTGCCTCGACGGAGAGATCGGGCTCGTCTTGACCGCCGCCGGCGGCGAGCGCCTCGAGGTCTTCGGGCAGGGTCCCGGCGCCCGGATCGCGATCCCCGAGGAGATCTGGCCCGTCGCCGGCCCGGCGCTCCGGGAGAAGGTCAACCGCTCAACCCAGCTCATCGACGCCTGGACCGTCGTCGTCTCGGGCCGGCCGAAGGACTACGACCCGGCGACGGTCCTCGTTCCCCGGATCCTCCACCCCCGAAACCCCTTCCGAGGGTTCGGGCCGATGGAAGCCGCTTGGGGCCCGGCCGCCCAGAACTACCTCGCCGAACGCTATCGGAACTCGGTCCTGCGAAACGGCGGCGACCCGGGCGGGATCGTGATGATCGGCGAGATCCTCGACCCGGACGACCGCGACCGGCTCAAGGAGGAGATCGTCGAGGAGTTCGACGACGTCGAGAACTCCGGCGGGACCCGCCTCCTCGAGGGAGGCGCGACCTACGAATCGAAGGCCTTCAACCCGAAAGAGATGGCCTACACCGAGAGTCTCGCGGCGAACCAGGACCGGGTCTCGGCGGTCTTCCGGGTCTCGAAGGAGCTGCTCGGGATGGGCGACTCCAACTTCGCCGCCCGCCTCAACGCGGAGCTAGGAGCCCTCTACAAGCTCCGGATCATCCCCTGGGCCCGCCTCGTCGAGAACGAGATCAACGCCGGGCTGTTCCCCCGGCTCGTCGACCGGCGAGCGCAGGGCTACCGCGTCCGCTTCGACTTCTCCAAGGTCGAGGCGCTCCAGGGGGAGCTGGCCGAGAAGGCGGACCTCGCGAAGAAGCTCCAGCACTCCGGCGTCCCCCTCAATCAGGCGCTCAAGATCGCCCGGGTCCCGATCGAGGGCCCGATCGAGGGCGGCGACGTCCCGCTGATCCTCGGCTCCTGGCGCCCCCTCTCCGAGGTCGCGGCGCCCCCGCTGCCCCCGGAGGAGCCGGCGCCCGAGCCCGCCCCCGAAGAGGGCGGCCCGCAAGATCCCCCGAGCGAGCCCGAGGCGCCGACGGGCCCCAACGTAGCGGACAGAGAGGCGGCGGCGGATCCTCGAGCGACCCTCAACGGAGCCCAGGTCTCGGCGCTGGTCGACCTCATCGCGGGCGTGCTCTCCGGCGAGCTGCCGAAGACGACCGCCGCCGAGGTGATCGTCGCGGCGTTCCCGTTCGACCGGGCTCGCGCGATGCAGATCCTCGCCGAGGTCGAGGAGGGCGACGCCCCCGAGCCGCCGTCGGCCCCCGCGAGCCCGCCCCCGGCGGCTCCCGAGCCTCCGGAGGAGTCCGCCGAGGAGCGCGCGATCCGCGCCCTCGAGCGCGCCGGCGTGGCCCTGAGCGGCGCCTCGGCTCCCGCCGAGCCCGAGCCCGAGCCGGCGTCAGCGGCCCTCGAGCGCGCCGCCGCGAAGGACCCCCTCGCCTCGGCGACCGCCCGGCGAGAGTTCACCAAGGCGCAGGAGAAGCGCCGCCGCCCGCGCGAGACCGCGCTCCGCTCCAAGGTCCGCCGCGTCTTCGACAAGATGCGTCGGGCCCAGCTCCGCGCGCTCGACGAGTTCCTCGACACGGGCTCGCCGCCGCCGCCGCTCCCCCGGATCGACGGCTGGACCCTCGACCCGCCGCGCCGATCCCATGCCGCCCAAGGTCGGGCGCTGCTCGAGCGCGCCGCCCGGGACGGAGAAGCGACCAAGGGCGCCGAGGACTGGCTCGACGGGCCCGAGGTCTCGAGCTTCGCCCGCCGCCGCGACTGGAGTCCGGAAGACGTCGAGCGCCACCTCGACGCCTACCTCGTCCAGAAGGCGGACTTTCCCGACGCGGAGGTCGAGGCGCTCGTCCTCGCCGCCGAGCGCCGCTGGTCCGACGAGATGGCCCGGCTCCTCGCGCCCGTCCTCGAGGAGATCCTCGTCGAAGAGCTGGAGACGGTCGCCTCCGACCTCGGGATCCAGCAGATCGCCGCGACCGACCCGGCGGTTGTCCGCTTCCTTGCGACGAAGCCGATCGAGGTCGCGGAAGGCGTGAACTCGACGATCGCCCGCCAGGTCCGACGCCGGCTCCTCGCAGCGGTCGACGGCGCCCCGAGCGCGGCGACCCTGCAGGCGGCGCTCCTTGAGATCCGGGGGCTGATCACCGACGAGGTCCGGACGGTCTACTCCCACGCCCGGCAGCGCGCCCTAGCTATCGCTCGGACCGAGGCCGGCATCGCCGCTTCCCATGCTCGAGCGGCCCAGATTCAGGCGGGCGTCGACGAGGGAGTCGTGATCGGGAAGCGCTGGATCACCGGCGGCGGCGCTCCCGAGCGCGCCGGCGGCGCTCGCCGCGACGTCCACTGGGACCTGGACGGGACCGTCGTCGGACCGAACGAGGACTTCCAGATCGGCGCCGAGCGCGCTCCTCACCCCCGGCACCAGTCATTGAGCGCCGGGAACATCGTCAACTGCGGCTGCGACTTTGCCGCGATCGTCGAGGACGTCCCCGACGTCGTCCTTCCCGGCGACTCCGAACTCGACCCGCCCGACGCCGTCGGCTCCCCGAGCGCGGTCCCTCCTAGCACCTGACCCCCTGAACCGATGGTCTCCAAGACTCAGAAGCTCGACGCCCTTCGGCTCAAGTACGCCGGGGGCATTCTCACGCCCGAGGACGTCCAGGGCCTCGCGGCGGACGACGTCCTCGACGTCAAGCAGTCCGCCCGCTACCGCTCGACGATCGCCTCGATCGACAAGGCCGCCTCGAGCGCCGACACCGTCGTCTTCGACGGATCGACGGAGCACAAGGACCGGATGGGCGACGTCGTCCGGGTCCACGGCCGGAAGGGCGGCAAGGGCTGGCAGACCAAGAACTACGAGCGCGCGGGCTCGCCCTTCCTCTGGGCCCACGACTCGAGCGCGCCGCCGGTCGGTCGCGCGGTCAAGATCTGGCGCGGCAAGTCCGCGATCGACGCGAGCGTCCCAGCTCTCAAGTTCCAGATCGAGTTCCACGAAGACCGGGACTTCCCGTTCGCGAACCTCGTCGGGCGCCTCTTCAAGTCGCGCCGCATGACCGGATCCTCCGTCGGCTTCGTCATCGCCAAGTCCGAGCGATACGGGACCGCCGCCGAGCGCGAGGCAGCCGGCCTTGGCCCGATGGGCATCGAGATCACCGAGGCGGACCTCCTCGAGCTGTCGGGCACGCCGACGCCGGCGAACCCCTTCGCCCTCGCGACCTCCGGCAAGGCGGCGAGCGACGGGCTCGAGGCCGTGGTCGAGAAGGCGCTCGGCGACCTCGCGGCCGAGGGCGGCTTCTCCGAGGCTCAGATCCGCGAGTTCCGGCAGACGTACCCTCTCGGCCCGGACGACGCCGCAGAGCGCCTCCGCTCGCGTGTGCGCGGGTTCGTGGACTTCGGAAGCCTCGCGCTCCCGGAGCCCTTGCAGATCGAGCAGATCGCAACCCGGGCCGCTGCCGAGGTCGAGGAGACCGCCGCCGAGGAGAAGGGCTCCGGCCCCAAGCCGCCGAAGCCCGACGACGAGCCCCAGGAGAAGCCCGGGGGCGAGGGCTACGACGACGAGGACGACGAGGACAAGGGCAAGCCGAAGCGCCCCCGCAAGTCCGCCGAGGGCGACCTCATCGTCCCCAAGGCGATGGCGCAGCGCTTCGTCGAGGGCCTCGCCGCTCTGCAGGCGCTCGCGGCGGACGCGGACGACCTCCTCGACCTCCTCGAGGGCCGCGCTATGGACGAGGAGGACGACGACGAGAAGGGCGACGACGAGGAAAAATCTGCTGGCGGATCCCAGCCCAGCGAGACGCCGGCGGAAACCGCCGCCGAACGCTCGACGGAGAACCTGCCGGCCCTCATCCTCTCCCTCGTCGACGAACTCCGAGCAGATCGCGAGGAGCGTCGACACGCCGAAGGCGGCGCGGCTGCGTCCGAAAGGGACGCCGGAGAGCCGACGCCCGAGCCCTCCGGCGAGGCGCACAAGGCGACGTCCACCTCAGAGGAAACGGTCCTCGAGGCCGAGGACGTCGATTCCTGCATTCGAAGCGTCCGCCAAGCTCGGACGTCGACCCCCTCCGACCAATGACCGGAACCGAAACCCCGACTGAGCCTCAGGCCTCCAACAAGTCCGAGCAGCTCTCTGTCGGCTTCCAAATCAAGAAGCTCGGCGACGACCTCGCCGCCGAGATCCAGAAGGGCTCGGACGCCTCGACCTCCGCGATCGAAGCGATCGAGAAGCGCCTCGAGGAGGCCGAGGAGAAGCTCAAGGGCCTCGCCACCGGCCAGCGGACCGGCGGCGTCGGCATTGGCGCGCACGCCGAGGACATCAAGAAGGCCTCGCTGATCAAGATGATCGCGGGCCACAAGTTCGGCTGGAAGGACGTCCCGAACTCCAAGCTCGAGCGCGAACTCTGCGAAGAGACGCAGATCAAGGCGCAGGAGTCGGGCGTCGACACCGAGGGCGGCTTCCTCGTCCCGGGTCAGTTCATGCAGGACATGCTGATCCCGCTCCTCGAGCCTCGCGCGATCGCGATCCAGCTCGGCGCGAACGTCCTCGACGGTCTCGTCGGCTCCCCGGTCGAGATCCCGGCGGTTCGCGGTGACGCGACCGCCTACTGGGTCGGCGAGGACGAGGAGATCACCGCCTCCCAGCTCTCGATCGGTCAGCTCAAGATGGAGCCGCGCGGTCTTGCGACCCTCGTCCCGATCACCAACCGCCTGCTTCGGCAGACCTCCAACGGCGCGGAGCGCGTCGTCCGCGCGCAGATTGCCCGGACGATGGGCAAGGCGGCCGACCTCGCGTTCTTCTCGGGCACCGGCGGCAAGCAGCCGACCGGCATCCTGAACCGCTCCGGGATCTCGACCGTCGACTGGTCCGGGGTGACCGGCCTGGACGCCTCGACCACGACCGCCGCGAACGCGAAGGCCGTGACCCACCGCCTTATGCAGCACGTCGGCGCCCTCGAGGAGGCCGACGCGCTCGACGGTCGCCCGGGCTTCTTCATGCACCCGACCGTGAAGCGCGCCCTCATGTCCGTGACCGACGCGGACGGTCGCCCGATCCTGCTCTCCCACTCGGGCGGGCTCGTCGGGCAGATCCCGGACCGCCTCCTCGGCTACCAGTTCCAGACCTCGACCCAGCTCAACTCGGGCGCGACCGCCGACCTTGGCTTCGCGAACTTCGAGGACTGCTACTTCGGCATGTGGGGGACGATGGAGATCGCGATGAGCGACGTCGCCAAGGACGGCTTCGAGCGCCAGAAGACCTACGTCCGCGCCTCGATGGAGGTCGACATGAACCTGGGTAACGCCGAGAGCGTGTCCGCCTCGAGCGGTCTCGACGTCTCCGGCCTCGACTCCTGATCCGGGTCTCCGGAACTCCACCCTCAACCTCAACCGGAACTCTCCAATGCGATTCGGATCCGACTGCATTCTCTACTCCTCGTTCCCTGCGGACTCGCAGGGCGCGGGCTCTCCGACCGTCCTCTGGATCCCCGTCAAGGGGTTCAAGCGAGCGGCGGTCATCGTCTCGGTCGGCGACATGGGCACCAACGCCACGCTCGACGTCAAGCTCCAGAGCGCGACCGACGCCTCGGGAACCTCGGCGGCGGACGTCTCTGGCGCGGCCCTCTCTCAGATCACGCAGGCCGGCACCGACCAGAGCAACACCGACGCTCTGCTCGACGTCGACCTCGAGCACCTGAGCGACCAAGCCGACAGCCACATCGGCGTCGTGATCACCGTCGCGACCGCCGCCGTCGAGCTGTCCGTGGTGACGGCGCTCTACGGCGCCGAGAACTCGAACGACGCGACCGGCGGCGACGAGACCGTCATCGTCTGACCGACCGACCTCGAGCAGCCTGACGCGGGCCGGGAGCCTCGACCGGCTTCCGGCCCGTTTCCTTTCGCCCCCTACCGCCGCCGACCATGCAAGCGAGCCGCGAACTCCGGACCCTCTTCCTCGTCCAGCCGTCGACGTATATCACGGACACGGTCTCCGGCGCGATCGACCTCGCGAACTGGACCGGCGTCAAGATCACCTGCCTCTTCGGGCTCAACGTCTCGATCGGCGCCTCGACCGTCAAACTCCAGAAGTCCGACGACGGGACGACCTGGACCGACGTCGACGGTTCGGAGATCGGGATCCCTCAGTCCAGCGCCCGGGTCTACGTCGTCCGCGCGCAGGAACTCGGCGCCCGCTACGTCCGGACCTACTTCGACCGCGACTCCGGCGCGACGATCGTCGGCGGCGCCCTCGCCGAGTTGTACGCTCCCACCAACGACCAGCCGGCGGTCTCGGGAATCGAGGTCGCTCCGGTCCTCACCCTCGAGTAACCCCTCTCCGATCATGGCGCGCAGCAAATCCAAGCCCCTGGCGATCACCGCCGAGACCTTCGACGAGATCCTCGGCAAGAACTACGGCCCGGACCTCGTCCAGGTCATTCCCGGCCGGGCCGTTCACTGGCCCGACTCCTCCGAAATCCGAGCGAATCCCGGCGACGTCCTCTTCGCGAAGGACCCGTGGCTCGGCGGGCAGGGTCACAAGGTGATCCCCTACGAGGGAGAGGCGAAGCCCTCGACGCCGAAGTCGATCCTCACCCGCCAACGTCTGCAGCTCCTCGAGGCGGTCCTCGCGGAGAAGGGCAAGGAGGCGCCTAAGGCAGCCCCCGCGCGCTCCGGCACGCGAGGGAAGAAAGCCTCGGCCAACAAGGCCGCCGGCCGCGAGGCGCTCGAGAGCGCCGCGAAGACCGACGGCGACGACGGGCTCGTCGGGCTCGACGCCTGACCTCCGGACCCTCTGAGCGATGGCTCTGGACCTCACCAACCTGGCGACCGTCAAGGCGGCCCTCGGAATCTCCGGGTCCTCCTTCGACTCGCAGCTCTCGACCCTCATCCCCTACGTCTCGAGGCGGCTCGAGCGCCACTGCCGGCGCCCGGACGGCTTCGAGGAGAAGCAGCGGATCGAGGTGATCGAGCGCGTCCCGGAGATCCCCTCCGGGAAGGTCTGGGGCTACTCGCTCAAGGTCGCGCCGGTCTCTGCGATCGCCTCGATCATCGTCGACGAGGACCACGCCTTCTCGGGCTCGGGCGCGACGACGCTCACCGACGGCGACGACTTCACCTGGAGCCCCAAGACCGGCCGCGTCTACTTCGACGGCTACCGCCCGCCGGAGGGCGTCCGGACGGTCCAGATCACTTACACGGCCGGGCTCGCGGCGGACACCGCCACGCTCCTGGCGGACCCGGACCTCGCGGACCTCGTCCACGCCGCGAACCTCCAGATCCAGTACGTCCACGAACGGCGGAACTCCCTCGGGGCGACCTCGCAGACCGTCAACGACAACAAGACGACCGCGCAGCCCGAGCTGGCCCTCCTGAAAGAGGTCCGGGAGCTGCTCGCGCCGTTCGTCCGGAGGCGAATGCAGTGAGCCTCCGGATCAACGCCGACGACCTCCGCGACGCCCTCAACCGCCGAGGTCGCGTCTTCCGCGACGAGGTCGATCGAGCCTTCACCGCCGCCGGCCATCACGCCGTCAACCTCTCCAAGGAGCAGGCGAAGGGGCGCGGCGTGCAGGACCGGACGAACCGCCTTGCGGACTCGTTCGGCTTTCGGGTCGAGGGTCGCGGCTCGGACGCCTCGCGGTTCCGCCGCCGCCTCGAGGTCTTCTCGGCGGGCGTCCCCTACGCCCGGGTTCAGGAGTACGGCGCGACGATCCGGCCTCGCCGCAAGAAGTGGCTGACGATCCCTCTCCCCGACGCGAAGACCGCGAAGGGCGTCGCTCGAGGGTCGGCCCGGTCCTTCAAAGACACCTTTTTCCGCCGCTCGAGGAAGGGGAACCTCCTCCTCTCGCAGCGCCTCGCCTCCGGCGAGCTGCGAAACCTCTTCGTCCTCAAGAAGCGCGTCCGCGTCCCCGGGCGCCTCGGGTTCCGGAAGGTCTGGCGCGACGAGGCCGAGCCCTTCCTCCTCAAGCGAGTTCGCTACGCGATCCACCGCGCTCTTAGCTGACCAATGGCCGACAACACCCAACTCGACCCCGGATCCGGCGGCGACGTCGTCGCCACCGACGATATCGGCGGCGTGAAGCACCAGCGCGTAAAGCTCGAGTTCGGCGGCGACGGCGTCGCGACGGAGGTCGACCACGGCGACCCGCTCCCCTCGATCGACCTCGCCGCGAGCGCGGCGCTCGCGCTCGACGCCGACCTCGGCGTCTTCAACGCGAACGGCTGGAATCCCGGCTTCTCGACCGGCGTCGAGGAGACCTTCTGGAGCATCGGCGCTTCGTCCTGGCAGGACACGCCGAACAACTCGGCCGAGCTAGTCAACGTCGCCTCGACCGACGCCGCCGACGCCGCCGCCGGCACCGGCGCCCAGACCGTCCGCGTCCACGGGCTCAACTCCTCGGGCGCCTACGCCACCGAGGACGTCTCAATGAACGGGACGAGCAACGTCTCGACCGTCGCGACCTTCCTCGTCGTCTTCCGCCTCGAGGTCTTGACCGTCGGCAGCGGCGCGACGAACGCCGGCGCGATCTCGGCGACCGGCGCGACCTCGTCGGGAATCTATGCCTACGCCCTCGCCGGAGAGGGGACCTCGGAGCAGGCGACCCACGCCGTCCCGGCCTCGACCGTCGGGCTCCTGAAGAGTTGGCGGACCGGCGTCCTCGAGACCGGCACCGCCGGCGCGATCCAGGCCCAGCTCCAGATCTGGATCCCGACCACCCAGCCGACCTGGCGAACGATCCAGCGGACGAGCGCCGCCGACGGCGCCCCCTCCAACCTCGTATTCGATCCGCCGCTCGTCCTGCCGGCGACCTCCCGCGTCCGCGTCCAAGGTATCGCGAGCGCCTCGGTCGACGCCTACTCGAGCTTGGACGTCCTGCAGCGAGCCTCCTGATCCCGTGACCCTCGCGCTCCTCTTCCCGCTCGGGCTCGCAATGACGAGCCCTCCGATCGCGGTCTCCGCGACGGTCCTCTCGTTCGGGACCTACTCGCTCCGGCCGAGGTTCCCGATCGACACCGCCTATAGGGCTCCGGCGGTCTCGACGAAGGTCGAGGACCCGCAGGTCGCCCACTACGCCGAGGCGCGCGACCCGCAGCGTCGCCGGCCTCGGGTCTTCACGCTTCGGCACGAAGAGGACCGCGCCGGGTGGGTCGAGGCGCTCTCGCTCTGGGAGGTCTCCGGCTACGGGACGCGCCCCCTGAACTGGACGATCCCCGACTCCTCGCCCGCCGAGACGATCCAGGTTCTCATGCAGGCGAAGCCGACGCTCACGACCGACCAAGCCTCGAGCGAGGTCTACACCTTCTCGGTCGACCTCGAGGAGATCGTCCACGGGCTCCCCGCTTGACCGATGCCCGACTCCCGCGAATACGCCGCCCTCCTGGCGATGCAGACCCGCCTCCAGGGGATCACCGTCGCGAACGGCTACGAGACCGACGTCCAGCTCGTCCAGATCTACGACGAGTTCCCGGACCACGTCGCCGAGTTCCCCGCGATCCTCTTCAAGCCGGTTCGCGTCGAGCGACCGGACGACGAGCGCCTGAACCGCGTCGACGCCCGGGTCTCCGTCCCGCTCGTCCTGCTCCTCGAGACCTACGAGGAGGGGACTCGCAAGATCGCGAACTTCGTCGCCGACGTTGAGCGCCGGCTGACCTCCGACCCGTCGACCGGCGCGGTCGACACGACCCTCGGGGGCGCGACGAAGGATCTCCACGTTCGCAACGACGAGCGGTTCCAGCTCGACGAAGACGGCGGCTCGCGGCGCGCGGCGGCCCTCGTCGAGGTCGAACTCGTCGTCCGTTACGCTCTCGGCAACCCCTACACCACCGCCTAGGACCCCCTCTAATGACTCTCACCCAACGCCGCGCGATCGCCTTCGGCAAGGAACTCTCCGAGGGGACCGCGATCTCTCTCGGATCTCTGACCGCCTACGAGATCGCCTTCGAGCCGACGATCAACTTCGGCACGCCCAAGAAGCGCCGCCGCCAGGCGCAGGACAAGCTCTCCGAGAAGCAGCCGATCCGAGGTCTCAACTCGGCCGAGCTGTCCTTCGCGGTCGAGTTCGCCGGCCACAACAACGCGACGACCGCGCCGATCTGGGACGACCTCCTCGAGGCTTGCGGGATGCGCCTCGCCGAGGGAACGGTCTACGTCGTGCAGGTCGACGGCTCCGGCATCACCGGGACCGTGACCGACGGGCTCGAACTCACCTTCGACACCTCGCAGACCGCGAACGCCTTCGGCGCCTACGTCGACGGAGCGACCTACGTCGTGCTGGAGAACGCGAGCGCGGCTCCGACCTCGGGCGCGACCTTCACCGCCTCCGGCGTCTCCTTCACCGCCTCCGGCGCGGCCATCCGGAGCTACTTCGCCGCGAAGCCCTACTCGGAACGTACCTACCAAATCCCCTACGGATCCGGCTCCGGCTCCTTCAACGTCGACGACGTCATCACCGGCGGGACCTCCGGCGCTCGAGGGCTTGTCACCGAAGCCGCCTCCGGCTCGACCGGCACCTTGAAGTTCGTCCCGATCGACGGGACCGGCGCCTTCCAAAGCGGCGAGACGATCACCGGCACCAGCGGCGGCTCCGGCTCCGCGACCTCCGGGCAGTCGAACCTCTACATCCCGAGCCTCTCGATGGCTCTCTGGGACTCGCGTCGCGCCAAGCTCATGAAGGGGGCGCGCGGGACGTTCTCGCTCGTCTGCCCCACCGGCGAAGAGGCCCGGCTCAACTTCACCTTCACCGGCGCTCGGGAGGCCGTGACCGACGAGCTTCTCCCCTCGATCACCAAGCAGGTGACCGCCGTCCCCCCGGTCTTCGTCGGGGGCTCGTCCTACTTCGACTCCCTGCAGAACCCGGGCCTCCGGGAGCTGTCGGTCGACGTCGGCGCGGCGGTCGCTCTGCGGCAGAGCCCGAGCGAAGCCTCGGGCTATATCTCGGCGCGGATCGGCGCTCGAGCGGTCGGCGTGACCTTCAACCCGGAGGTCGCGGCCGAAGCTGAGTTCGACGTCTACGAGAAGGCGCGCGACGCCGAGAGCTTCCAGGCCGGATGCTCCTGGGGGACCGCGACCGGCAACCGCTGCCTCGTCCACTTCCCGCGTCTCTCGATCGACCAAGCGAACGACGAGGACCAGGACGGGATGGCCCACGACGCGATCTCCGCGATCGCCTTCTCGTTCTCGTCCGACTCGGCCGAGCACGAAGTCGTGCTCGCGATCTTCTGACCGCGAGCCCCCTCTCTACCGCAACCCCAAGACCAAGGCGCCCCGAATGGTCACCGCAGTATCCCCGAACCGGAAGGTCCCCTACGTCCTCGAGAGCGAGCGAGTCGCGCTCCCCGGCGAGGAGCACCGTCCCACGACGTTCTACCTCCGAGACCTCACGCCCGCCGAGGACGCCGAGGTCTCGGACCAGGGCGGCGTTCTCCGCGACGGCGTCTTCGTCCCGACGACCTCCCTCCAGCAGCTCAAGGCGCTTCGCGCCGGGCTTGTTGGCTGGGAGGGCCTCCGGGACGAGAAAGGCGACCTCGTCCCGTGGGAAGACGGGCTCAAGGGGGAGGCGCTCGACGCGCAGCTCGCGCTCCTCCCTCGGCCCGTCCGCCGGGAACTCGGGAAGCAGATCCTCGCGGGCCTGACCGTCTCGACGGCGGAAAAGTCCTAGCGGCGGTTCATGACGCCCTCGGCGAGCGCGGGACCGGGCCGAGCTGCCAGGTCTGCCGAAGGCCGGAAGCCGCCGCGAAGCGCGCCCTCTGGGGCTGCGACGCCCCCGCCGACCTCCCGGTCTACGAGGTCTCCTGCGTCCTCTGCGGCGGCCAGGACGGCGAGTGTCCCCGCTGCGGCGGGACGGGCCTCGTCCCGCTCTACCGCTGCGCCTCGGCTCTCCGGGCGTCGGACCCGTTCGTCTCCGAGTTCATGGGCGCCTATAGCGCGTTCCGCTCCCGGGGGACGCTCCCGGCGGCCGGCGGGCTCTGGGATCAGACCCGGACCTGGGTCCGCCTCTCCTCGCTCGCGGACGCCGAGATCGCCACAATGCAGAGCCGAGCCGACCGATCGTTCCTCGAGGAGTCGGAAGCAAAGCGCCGCCGCAACCGCCTAGTTCCTGGGTCCTCCTGACCGCCCCCTCCGATGGCCGATGAATATCTGAAGGCAGTCGCCGAGCTAGAAGGCGACATGAGAGCGCAGATCGAGGAGATCGGCGACGAGGCGGTCCGGACCGGCAAGAAGGCCAAGAAGGCGTTCGATAAGATCGACCGCGAGGCGCGCGAGGCGTCTCGCAAGATCGAGGACGCGGTTCGGAAGGTCGGCGGGACCTCGGCGAAGGTCTTCGCCGTCGTCGGCGCGGCGACCACCGCCGCCGGCTTCGCGATGAGCAGCGCCGCCGCCGACGCGGAGGAACTCGAGTCGAAGTTCGACGCCCTCTTCGGGGAGTCGGCGACCCGGGCTCGAGCCTGGGGCGACGACTTCCGCGAGGCGGTCGGGCGCGGCGCGATCGAGACCCGGCAGGCGCTCGCGGACATGCGAGGCTTCACCGAGGGCCTCAAGCTCTCCGGAGACGAAGCGGACGAGCTGAGCTTCAAGCTCACGCAGATGGCCGTCGACCTCTCGAGCTTCTACAACGTCGAGCAGGAGGACGCCTCGCAGCGACTCCGCTCCGGCCTCATCGGCAACGCCGAGGCGCTCGACGCCTTCGCCGCGCGGATCTCGGAGTCGCAACTCAAGGAGTACGCCGAGGACGTCGGCGTTCTCTACAACGAGCTGGACGACACGGGGAAAGTCCTCCTCCGGCTCGAGCTACTCCAGCAGAAGGTCTCGAAGGCGATGGGCGACGCCGAACGGACCGCCGGCTCGTTCACAAACCAGATGCGCGCCTTGAAAGGCGGCGCGGCGGACGCGGCGGCCGAGTTCGGGACGCTGGTCAATCAGGGAATCTCCGAAGCTATCGAGGGCCTCGGAGGTCCGGACAAGCTGATCGACCTCTTCAAGGTCGGCGCGGCGGCGGCGGCCGAGATGACCCTGACCCTGGTCGAGTTGGCTCGAGTTGGTCTCGCCGACGCGGTCGAGGGGATGGACGAACTCGGGGGCTCGCGCGCCGCGATCCTCCAGCTCCAGATCCAATTCGAGCGGCTCCGGCTCGGGATCCGGAACTTCGAAGCAGAGATGGACTCCCTCGTCGATCGCTTCGACTTCCTCCCGCAGGTCCGGATCTTCAAGCAGATGGAGGACGCGGTCGAGGGCCTCCTCGACCTCTCTTCGCAGTCGACGGACGAGTTGATCACGAAGCGCGAGGCGCTCGTCGCGACCCTCGAGAAGGAGGAGCGCGCTCTCGCCGCCACGATCGACTTCAACAAGGCGAACTTCGAGAGCCTTGGAGACCTCTCCGACGAGCAGATCGCCTCCTGGCAGGGCCAGAACGAAGCGGTCCGGTTGGCGCGGCAGGCGCTCGCGGACTACGACGCGCAGGTCGACCCGGCGGTCGCGAAGATCTCGAGGCTCCGGCAGGAGCTGGAAGCCCTCGGAGGCAAAGGCGGCGGAACCCCGAACCCCTTCGCGGACCTCGATACGGGCCCGGAGACGCTCCCGGTCGACGTCGAGGCGACGGGCGGGCTCGAGATCAACTCGACCGAGGCGACCGACGCGATCGCTACGAGCCTCGGCGTCTTGAAGAAGAACGCCGAAGTCGCGCTCGCCGCGCTCGGCGACGTCCGAGACCAGATCTTCTCGGGGGGCTCCGGCGGCGAGGCCGAGCCGGAGGCCGGCGGCGGCTGGCTCTCGGGCGTGCAGGAGGCGGCCGATTCCTCCCGCGTCCTCTTCGACCGCTGGGCAGAGTCGATGGTCGACGGATCTTCCGATGCGGCCGACGCCTTCGACGAGTTCGGGAAGCGGTTCCTCAAGCAGGCCGCCGCGATCATCCTCCGGCAGCAGATCCTCAACGCGCTCGGGATCTCCTTCGACGGAGGCTTCTCCTCGACCGGAAAGGGTCTCTCGGGCGCGCTCGGCTTTGGGGCCAAGCAGGCGAACGGAGGAATCCTCCAGGGCGCTGCGATGGCGAACGGGGGCGTCCTCCCGTTCAACGCCTATGCCTCGGGAGGGATCGCGACCGGGCCGCAGCTCGCGCTTATGGGCGAGAACCCCTTCTTCAAGGGCGAGGCGTTCGTCCCGCTCCCCGACGGCCGGAAGATCGAGGTCGAGGGCGGCGGCATGGGCGGCGGCGTGACTTTCCAGGTCCAGGCGATCGACGCGAAGAGCTTCCGCGACCGGATCCTCGAGGAGCGCGAGACCTACATCGGCCTGGTCCGCGAGGCGATGATCCGCGACCGCGCGTTCCGTCAAACCGTCGGGCAGGCCCGCTAGTCATGCCGACGAACGTCTGGCCCCAAACGGACACCTTCTCGGACGGAGTCGCCGAGGGCCTCGTCTCGTTCGGCTCGGAGTTCAACTCGACGATCGGGCTCGCGCTCGCGTCGAACGTGATCCGGCGCGGGCACTACTGCGTCTTCGAGAAGGTCGGGACCGAGTCCGAGTTCACCTTCGACCGCGTCTTCGCAAACGTGCAGGACAGTCTCTTCGCGGGCGTCTCGGACTCCGTCGGCGTGCTCCACCGCCGGCCCTACTCCGGAGACGTCAAGGTCGAGGCGACCTTCTGCCTCCGCTCGCTGACCGGGACGACCGACTCCTCGCATTTCCGCCGCGCCGGAGTCTGCGCTCGCGTCCAGGGCGGGACGTTGGTCAACGACGCGACGACGAACGTCGCCCACCAGGACTCGAGCTTCTACTGGGCTCGCCTCGAGCAGACCGCCGACTGGCCCGCGACGACCTACCGCTTTCAGATCCTGCGCGTCGTCGCCGGCGTCGAGACCGTCGTCGTCGAGACGGAGGAGCTGACCTCGAGCGCGATCTCGGGCAACTTCACGAAGGACTTCTCGATCTCCCTCGAGGTCGCGGCGAACGGATCGGACGTCGACCTCACCGCGACGCTCGTCGGCGTGACCTTCGAGAGCGTCGCGTCCTCGGTCGTCTCCCCGGGCCCGGGCTCGTTGATCCCCGGCGGGCTCAAAATGCGGCGCCTCGGCAGCGGCGCCGGCGCGGTCGCCTCGATCGCCGGCGGGACGTTCTCGCAGACTCAGACCCTCGACGCGAAGGCGACGAAGCTCGACCCGTCGACGCCGCTCTTCACGATCTCCGCGACGGACTCGAGCGGCTCGAAGCTCACCGGCGCCGGGCGCGTCGCGGTGACGTCCCAGCGCGATATCGGCTTCGGCGTCGTCGGCTATTCCGCTCTGCAGTCGAAAGAGGTCTCCGTCGTCGAGCCGCCGGCGACCGCTCCCTCCTTCCGGGAAGTCTGGAAACGCGAGTTCCTCCAGGCGGACTACGACGGCTTCATCGCCGTTCGCAACTATCAGGGCTTCCAGTTCTTCTACAAGGACGGAGCGGCCGAGCGACGCCCGGAGGGCCGGCTCACGGTCTCGGGCGTCTCCACGCCGCAGTTCGGCTCCGGCGGCGCGGGCTTCGCGATGTTCTCGGACGCCTTCTCGGCGGACCTCGAGGAGTTCGATCTCGGGCTCAGGCTACCGAACTCGAGGACGCATCGGGTCCGCTTCACGGTCTCCCCGACGCTCTCGGCAGTCGGAAGCTCCCTCGCAACGATCCTCTACAACCGAGGCGTTCCCGGGTCCTACACGCTCCGCGTCCCCTTCTCGGGCGCGGGCTCGCTGATCCTGCTCGAGCGGCAAAACCCGACGACGTCGGCGACGGAGATCATTGCCTCGTTCACGGCGACGATTCCGACCGCCTCCTCCTCGGTCCTCGAGTTCGAAGCGACGACGGACCCGGCGCCCGGCGCGGAGGCTCCGGTCCGCTTGCGCGCGTGGCTCAACTCGACCCAGATCGCCTTCACGACGGGCCTTGTAACGGGCGGGATTACGATCCTCCCGGACGGGACGGTCGTCGACGCCTCGACCTCCAAGGCCGGATTTGGCGGGAGCTTCGCGCATCAGACGCTCTTCACCGCCTCCGAGCCGGCGACGTCGAACTTCGAGCTGACGACGGAGCAGATCGTCGAGAGCGAGGCGGTCGACCCAGACTCGATCGACCCGGACAACCTGACCGCCTACGCCTGGCCCGGCGAGTGCGACGGACAGACCGGGACGCTCGCGCTCGAGTACGAATTCCTTCTCGGCCGCGAGGCGGCGGTCCGCCGCGACGACGTCCGCTTCGAGAACGGCTCCCCCGGCCGGCACCTGGGCGGCATCGCTCCGCGTCGGACCTACCGCGTCCGCCACCTCTCGATGGACGAGGCGCTCGCGCAGGATTGGATCGACTTCTGGGAGGCCCACCGGAACGAGATCCCCTTCACCTGGACGCCGCTCGAGGACGGCTTCGCCGGCTGCTTCCGCTTCGTCGGCGACGAGCTTCCGGTCGAGCGGACGGGCCCGGTCTACTCCCTCAACGTCACGATCGAGGAGCTTCGAGGATGACCCAAGGACTCGATCCGTCCCTCCTCCGCGAGGGAAACCGCGTTCTCCACGACCGGCCGTTCCTCTGGCTCTACGGGCTCACCGTCCCCGAGGGCGACGGCGCCGGGCAGGAGATCCGGCTCGCCAAGTCGAACGTCGACGTCTACTTCCGGACCGACTCGAGCGGAGCGCCGCTCCGGTGGCAGGCGGCGGACGTCGCCTCGACCGGCTTCGAGTGGGACTCCGAAGGCAACCTCCCGGAGTATTCGCTGACGATCGGAGACCCTCGTCGGACGATCGGGCAGAAGATCGAGGACTGGCGCTATTTGACCAAGCCTCCGGCTCCGGCTCGGGTCCTCGTCGTGAACGAGGATCTCCTAGACAACCCGGACCACGCGCTCGAGGTCCGCTTCCGCGTCTCGCAGACCACCGTCACGCGCGAGGCGGCGACGCTCCGGCTCTCGACCTACAACCTGAACCTGATCCAGTTCCCGCAAGACCGGATCGTCCGCCAAGACTGCCGGCACGTCTACGGCGACAACCGCTGTGGGTTCCTCGTCGACGATTGGGATCCGGGCAAGGCGGCGCTTGGGCAATGCGACCAAACGCTCTCGGCTTGCAAGGCGCGCGGCGTCTACGAAGCGACGAACGGCTTCCCCCAGATCCACCCCGGGCGCTTCGGCGGCTTCCGGGGCGTCCCGAGGACGTCGTCTTGATTCTCGACCGCGCCGCCCGCTGGGATCGGGCTCGGAGTCTCGCGGCCGACCTCGTCGCCCAAACGATCCCGTGGGCCGAGCCGGGGGACCCCAACCGGGACCCGGACGGCGTCGATTGCGCGGGGGCTGTCCTGCGCCTCCTCGAGGCCGCAGGAGCGCGGTTCCCGTCCTCGCGGCTCTGGACGGTCGAGAGCTGGGCCGAGCCCGAGAGCGCGGCCCTGGCGAACGTTGAGGAGATCGCCGAGGGCCCGGGCTGGACGCTCGTTTCCGGTCCCTGCCGGATGCTCCCCGACGACCTCGAGCCGCTCGACGTCGTCCTCTCCCGCGAGCAGACTTCGCCGCTCCACGTCTCGAGCGTCGTCGAGCCTCGAGGAGCCCGGCTCCTCACCGCCGTAAAGCCGGTCGGGCTCTGCGTCGTCCGTCGTCGTATCCTCGGGCCCATCCTGGCCGTCTACCGCCTCGAGGGCCTCTTCGAATGACCCGCGCGCTGATCCCCGAGGGCCCGATCGCCCTCTCCTTGATCGACGACCCCTTCCAGCCCTTCTCGCGGCGGAAGCGGCTCGTCCCCTACCGCGTCGGCATGACGGCGCGCGAGCTTGCCGACGAGGCCTGGGGAGCCGGCGTCTCGGCGGTCGCGATCTTCCCCGGCAAGGGCCACGCGCGCCTCGGCGAGGTCTGGGAGCCCGACGAGCTGGCCGACCGTCTCCTCGAGCCCGGCGAGGTCGTGACCCTCGCGCAGCTCCCCGAGGGCCTCGAGATCACGCTCGGCTCGGTAATCGCGAGCCTTCTCGTCTCGGCCGCCGTGACGCTGGTCACAAACTTGCTCTTCCCGCCGCCTGACGTCCCGACGCAGGTCGAGGAGGACTCCTCCAAGACCTACGGCTTCAACGGGATTCGGACCAACTACAAGGCGGTGGGCTCGACGATCCCGGTCGTCTACGGCTACCACGGCGTCGGCGGTTTGGTGATCTCGCAGGAGATCGTCGAGGCGCTCGACGTCTCGATTGCCGGCCCCAACAAGGTGCAGCAGACGCTTCGCGTCCTCCTCGCGGTTTGCGAGGGACCGATCCGGTCGATCGGAGGGGTCACGGCCGACTCAGACGAACTCGTCGGCGAGAATCTGCCCCAAGGCCTCAAGATCAACGGGAACACCGCCTCCAACCTCGAGGGCGTCAAGGCGTTCGTTCGCCTCGGGACGATCGAACAGGCGACGATCCCCGGCTTTTCGATCGCCTCGACGATCTACAACGTCGGGACGCCGATCGAAAACTGGGACGAGAACGGCGACGCGATCACCGACTGGAGCGAGGCGGTCGCCTACGACATGCCGGAGGAGGGAGACTTCGCGACCGTCGCGATCCAGTTCCCGAAGGGGCTCTACAATGTCGACGGGAACGGAAACACCGGGACGCTGACCACGGAGATCGCGGTCCGCTTCCAAGAACTCGACGCCGGCGGCAGCCCGATCGGCTCGGCGGTCGACGTCCTCGGAGGTCAACCGATCGTCTTCTCGGAGGCGATCCCCTCGGCCTTCACTCGCCTCGTTCGCTTTCCGCTCTACGACCCAGCCACGGTCGCCTACGCCACGGCCGCGACCGGCATCACGCTGAACGGAGACGACGGCGACTTCTGCCGCGCGAACGCTCGCCTCCCCTACGCCGGCGCGAGCGGCAACCCGGAGGCGCCGAGCTTCTCGATCGAGACCTGGCACCGCCGGAACAACGTCCCGCCGAACAACGAGTTCCTCTTCTCCCTCGCCGACGGATCGTTCCAGTCGACGACGGTCCCCTCGCAGATCCAGGGGATTACCGCTCGGATCGTCAACGGGACCCTTCGCGTGCATTGGGGCGACGGATCGAGCGTCGAGACGCTCACCGTCTCTGGCTTCACGCTCGAGACGGTCCAGTCAATCCCGGGCGGGACCGGGACCGGCCCCTGGTATCAGGTCGTCGTGACCTACGAGCTAGGCGCCGGCCCGGGCAACGAGGACCGGCTTCGCGTCTTCATCAACGGAGCGCAGCGCGCCGAGGCTCTTACCCTCCTCCGGTGGACCTACCCCACGACCCACGATCGGTTGATCCTCGGAAGCTGGGGGCCAAACCTCGGGACGCTTCACGGCTTCATTCAGTTTGACCGCTGCCGCGTCTGGGAGCGCGCTCTCACGCCGGCCGCGATCTCGGCCGCGTTTGTCTCGCAGAACCCCGAGACCTACTCGGCGGACGACCTCGTCCTTGACTGGACGATGGACTCGAACTCCCTCGTCTCGGGAACGAGCTACACGATCCCCGCGAACGGCTCGACGACGATCTCCGGACAGCTCGAGCTACCGTCCGCGTTCGGCGACCACCAATCGGAGGGCGTCCTCCCTCCCGCGCTCACGCAGGGCACGCCGAAACGGGCGCGTTATCGGATCTCGGTCCAGCGCCTCTCGAACCAGCAGGACACGACCAAAAACCAGGGTTCGACGACCTTCCAGAGCGTTACGGTCGGAGTCGACGAGGCGTTTGTGTATCCCGAGGTCGCCCTCCTCGGGCTCGAGATCCCCGCGCAGGCCGACGCCTCCGGAGGCACTCCAGAGTTCTTGATCCCGGTCGAGGGGAAGCTCGTCCGCGTCCGGACGGGAGGAACGACGACGGAGCCCGTCTTCTCGACGGTCTTCTCCCGCAACCCTTGGTGGATCGCTCTCGACCACTACCTGAACCCGAGGGCTCTCGGCGAGTTCCACGATCAAGCCGACTTCGACTTTGACAACGTCCAAGAGGTCGCGGATTACGCCGACGTCAACGTGACCGACGGGACGGCGGCGCTCGAGCCCCAGGGCTCCTTCGCCTACAACCTCGCCGACTCGACCTGGGAGGCAGTCTTCCTTGCCGAGGACTTCCCCGACTCTTGGTTTTCCGGCAAGACCGTCGAAGTCAACGGGCTGGGCTCCGCGCTCGAGGCGGCCGGTTGGCCCGGCGACGGATCCGAGGTCTCGATCGTCAAGATCTCCGACACGACCGTCTCGCAGACGACGCCGGCGAAGAACGTCGAGTTCTCCTGGCCCGAGGGTCTCGCGTTCCCCCCGAGCGGAACCGCGACGCCGAGCGCAACGCCTGGCTCGAGCTTCCAGACGAAGGCTCCCCGGCACCGCTGCGATATCGTCTTTGACCGCGCCGACGGGAACGCTTGGGACGCGCTTCAGAAGATCGTCCGCGCCGGCCGAGGCGCCGCAATCTCGCTCGGCTCTAAGGTTCGGTTCCGAGCGCAGCGTCCGGAAGTCCCGGTCCACGTCTTCAGCGAGGCGAACATTCTCGAGGGCTCCCTGACGATCTCGGGGATCTCGCCCGAGGACGAGTTCAATACCGCCGTCGCCGAGATCCTCAACGAGACGGTCGACTGGGAGCGGGAGCCCGTCCAGCGGCAAAGCGACGAGCTACGGGACGCCTCCGACTTTGTCCGCGTCCGCCGGAAGACCTTTCGCCTCGAGGGCGTCACCTCCGCGTCCCAGGCCGCGCGAGAGCTGGACGTCCTCCTCGAGTCGAACGCAAAGCTCCGGGTCACGATCTCCTTCGACGCCTGGCTCGACGCGATCGACCTCGAGCCCGGCGACGTCTTCTATTTTGCGAATCGCCTCCCCGCGTGGGACTACGGCGGCCGGCTGCAGCAGGACTCCGCTTCCGAGAGCGAGGTCCGGATCGACCTCGACGTCACGCTCGAGTCGGGCAAGACCTACCGCGTCGCCGCGCGGAGCGCCGAGGGCCTCGTCTCCGAGGCGGTCGTCTCGAGCGGCGCGGGCAGCTACTCAGCCGGCGACCCGATCTCGCTCGCGACCTCCCTCGACTTCGAACCGAAGAAGGGCGACCTCTACGTCCTCGGCGAGGAGACCACGACGACCCGCCTCTTCCGAATCACTCGGATCGGGCTCGCGGACCAGTTCGTCCGCCGGATCTTCGCGGTCGCCTACGACGAGGACGTCTTCGAGATCAAGCCGAACGACGTCGCCGCGATTGGCGAGTTCGCGGCGCTTTCGGTCAAGCCGACCGACACCGGCGAGGCGGTCGCGCCCAACTCGATCACGGCGACAGAAGCGAGCGTGGCCGACGCCGTCACCGGCGCGGTCCAGACGTCGGTCTGGGTTTCCTGGGGGCTCGCGCCTGCGGACGAGGCTCGGGTCCATCGCTTCCGCGTCTTCGTCCGTCGGATCCGAGGTCTCCGGGAGCGCGAGGAGGCGATCGCCCCGTGGAGCCAGGTCGCGGAGCTGTCCGGGCAGGCGCGGGAGTACCGAATCACCGGCGCCCAGGTCACGCCCGGGCAGCGCGTCGACGTCGCGGTCCAGCCGATTACCAAGCGAGGCGCGAGCTTCGGGCTCGCGCAACTCCCCGCCTACCAAGTCTCGATTCGAGGGCGCGTCCAGCGATCCGACGTCTACACGGCTCCGACCGTGACCCGCTACGGGCCCGAGCTGCGGATCGAGGGGACGGTCGGGAACGGCCGCCACGGCGCGCTCGAGGCGCGGCAGGGAGGCTGGCTCCTCGGTCTCCCGATCGCCTCAGGCGAGGGCGGCGTCGACGTCCTGCAGACCAACGCCTACGCCGACGCGAGCGACAACGCTGCCGGCGACACCGCCCTTCCTCTCTACGTCCGCGAGCGCCTCGGCTCGGGCTCCTACGCTTCGGGGCAGGTCTACCGCTTCGCGACGGACGAGTTGAAAGAGGAGGACGCGCAAAGCGACGACGTCGCCGTCCGCCAGGAGGACTCGGGCTTCACCTCGACGCCGCCCGGCGGCACGAACGCCCCGATCCTGACCGACGCGGTCATCGACGGCGGGAAGGTCGTGATCGACCCGGCCTCCTCGAGCCTCAATCCGTCGTGGACCTCGAGCTACTTCGACGTCGGCGAGGCCGCGCGCTACCGCGTAAACTTCTCCCTCGAGGCGTTCCAGGTCCACCCCGCGACCTGGGAGGACTTCGCCGACGAAACCTTCGACTCGATCTGGGCCTCCGACTGGACCGCCGAGGGTCCGCTCGTCGAAGAGTGGGACTCGAGATTCTCGTCGAACATCCGGGCGGTCTACGAGATCCGATTCTCCGACACGGCCGACCCGACCGCCGAGGAGTGGGTCCCGTTCCGGCCGGGCGTGTACTACGGGCGCAGCTTCCAGTTCCGCGTGCGCTTCCGGCGGACCGACACCGAGTTCGACGTCACTTTCGGCAAGGCGGCTTTCCGGATCTACCGCGTCCCCTACGTCGACCCGGGCGACCTCGACGCCGGTTCGCTCCCCTCAAGTCAGCTCCGGACGTTGCAGATCCTCCGCTCGACCGAGGCGAACCGGACGGCGAAGACGCTCGCCGCCGGAGAGCCTCTCTTCACGACCGACGAGGAGAAGCTCTTCGTCGGAGACGGATCGACCGGAGGAGGGATCCAGGTCGGGGGGCAGCGCAACTTCTCGATGGGTCACTCGGCCGGGCTCCGTTACTTCGCGAGCAACGTCCTGGCGGCCGGAGCCGCCGGCGCGGGCGCCGCCAACTTCGTGACCTTTGTCCCGATCTGCATCGGCGAGCCGGCGACCTTCACCGGGATCGGGATCAACGTCTCGACCGCCGGAGGCTCGACCGTCCGCCTCGGGATCTACTCGAACGTGGGGTCGAAGCCGGGCTCGCTGATCCTCGACGCCGGGACGGTCTCGGTGACGTCGACCGGGCAGAAGACCGCGACGATCTCGCAGCTCTTGACCGCCGGCTGGTACTGGCTCGCCGCGCACTTCGACGCCTCGCCGCCGGCGGTGACGTCGACGCCCGCCGGCGTCGGACACCCTGCGATCGGGGCGGCGACGTCCTCGACGACGCTCCACTCGGGCTTCGTCGCCATCCAGCTCTACGCTTCCGGCCTCCCCGCGTCGCCGACGCCGATCTCCTACACCCTCCCGCTGCCGATCGTCTGGCTCCAGTTATGACCCCCCGAGACGAACCCGGGCCGCTCGAGTTCCAGGCGGGACAGGCCCAACCGCCCGACGTCGCGCTCCCGAGCGGCAACGACGAGCCCCAGCCGCCGCCGCCCTTCGAGGGCTCGCCGGAGGTCTTCCGGAACGCCTCCGTCGCCGAGGAGGCGTCGCCGGTCGTCGAGGTCTACGAGGACGGCGTCCTGCTCTCCAAGGTCGACCTCCGGGACCTCGAGGAGGAGCGCGCCCGTCTCCGGAAGGTTGTAGACAACCGCTCCTGGGTCCTCCTCACGCCCACGGACTGGTACGTCGTCCGCGCGGCCGAGGCGATCCTCGAGCCCGGGCAGCCGACGAAGCCGGTCCCGCAGCCGGTCTGGGACTTCCGCCGGGCCGTCCGCTTCCTCGCGGCCGACCTCGACACGCTCCTCGCGGCGGCGACCTCGCTCGAGCAGCTCGACGCGATCGACCTCGCGCCGCTCCTCAACTTCGACCCCTTCGCCCAGCCGGGCGCCTGACCGATGGCCCAGACCTACACCGCGACGCCGATCGGCGAGACCGACAAGATCTCGACCTTCCCGAGCAGCGTGAACGACGAGATCGACGCGCTCTCAGCTCTCTTCTCCGAGACCGCGACCTTCTCGGTCGCGCATCCCGGGACCTACCTCGTCGACGCGACCTCGGGCGCGGTGACGGCGAACCTCCCGGCCGCGAGCGGCGCCGAGGGCTGGGTCGTCGTCCTCAAGAAGACCGACGCGAGCGGCAACGCGGTCACGGCGGACGGCGACGGTTCCGAGACGATCGACGGCGCGACGACGAAGGCTCTCGCGTCGCAGTACGATTTCGTTCGGCTGGTCTGCGACGGAACCGAGTGGTGGATCGTCGGCGAGTGATGCGCGCTCTCTTTCTCCTCTCGCTCGCGCTCCTCGGGTCCTGCGCGCTCCTCCCGGACCGGGTCTATTCCTCGGTGTCGAACAACCCCTGGGATCCGCGTCTGACCGACACCGACGAGGCGGTCGTGACCTTCGGCGTCGAGTACGACCTCGCGCCGCAGCGCGTCGTGATCGCCGGGCAGCAGGAGCGGCACCCCTGGGACGCCGGCGCCGCGCTCGGGCTCTGGGGGGGAGAGGAGCCGACCGGCCCGGTCCCTCTCGTCGTCGAGGACGACCGGATCGCCGAGACCTTGCGGGCGGTCGCGGACGGGCTCGCCGAGCTTCACGAGGCGACGATCTCGAACGCCCGGACGAACGCCGGCCTCGCGAGCGACGTCCGCTCCATGCGAGAGGCGCTCGACGACGCCCGCGAATCCTGGGACGTCGCGAACCGGACCCTTCTCGGCGGCGGCGGGCTCGGGACCCTCATTCTCCTTCTCCTCGGCGGGCGGCGTTTGCTGCCCAAGCGAGAGGAGAAGGACCCCTCGGGCGGCTAGGGCCGCCCCCTCCAACCTGGCGCCCGGAGGCGCGAACCTATGAAGCCCCACCCCTTCGCAAGGCTCGGCCTTGCCCTTGTTCTCGCCGCGACCGTCGCGGCGTGTACCCTCTCGCCTGCGGCGACGGAGCGCGTCGCCGAACTCGAGGCCGAGCGCGCGGCTCTCGTCGAGGAGCGCGACGCGCTCGCCGCCGAGGCCCAGGCCGCCCAAGAGCTCTTCGAGACCGCCGAGGCGAACCTCGAGGCGGCCCGAGCCGAGGGCGCGGCCGAGGCGATCGCAGCGGCCGAGGCCGAGCGCGACGCCGCGCTCGAGACGGCGACCTCGAGGCTCGAAGAGCTGCTCGAGCCCTACGCCGCCGCCGATGCGGCGGTCGACGCGAAGACAAAGGAGATCGCCGAGGTCGAGTCGGCAGACCTCGGGGCGCAGGCTCAGGGCCTCCTCGGGCCCGTCGCGCCGTTCATCCCGGCGCCGCTGCAACCGGTCGCGGTCGGCGTCGCCGCCCTCGTTCCGTGGCTCGCGTCGAAGCGCTCGAGGCAGCACCTGGCGAAGTCCGTCCGGGAGCTGAACCCGCTATCAGGGGGAGGAACCGCTCCGGGCGAGGCTCTCTTCTCGATCGCTCGGGCCTTCGGGCTCAACCACTCGAGCGACGACCCGGCCGAGCTGCTCGAGGTCGTCCGCCGCAAGGCGCAAGCGAAAGGCCTCGGCGTCGCGCAGACCCCCGAGGGGTTGAAGCTCGTCCCGATCGCCTCGGTCCCGGACCCGGCGGTCTCGCCTCACTCGGGCGCCTAGCGCGCCCCCTCCACCGTCTGGAGCGTCGCTCTGGCCCTGTCCCTCGCCGCGCCCGGGGGGCGATCAGGGGCTCGGAGCGGCGCTCCTTTCGTCTCCCAAAATAGAAGCGGGCTCGCGGCGACCAAACCGCGAGCCCTTGATTGGAGACCTGACGCATGAGCGCAAGGTCCCCCCAGGGTAACGGCCGCTCGGGGAAGGTCTACCCCCTGCCGGGAGGACGGAGGAGCGCGTCGAGCCCTCGGACCTGGACGGTCTTCGCGACCCGGAAGGCGCCGCGCATCGTCTCGAGCTGAGCCTTCGGCGTCCGCCGCTGGGCTCCGAGCCCGAAAGCGTAGAGCCAGGAGAGGAGCGAGCGGTCGGCGAAGCCGGGGGGGATCGGCCCTCGCCCGGAGTCCGGGTCCCAGATCTCGGCCGCATAGCCGACTTGCCGCCAGGTCCAATGCCCCCGGCGGGCGCCCCAGACGAGGAGCGCGTCGCCGTCGGCGGTCTCGAGGTCGACCGCGTCGAAGAGGCCCGCCGCCTCGATCAGGTCCGCCGCGCGGCGCTCCCAGAGGTCCGCGAGGGCCTCGGCGACGTAGGTCGCCGTGTAGCGTTCGCCGGGCTCCGGTCGCGGCGCGGTCCAGGGGCCGAGGGAGGCGACGGAGCCGTTCTCGGCGACGAGCCCGGCCCAGACCGAGGGCGCGGAGGTCTGGTCGTTCGAGAAGCGGATCGTCGCGGCGAGCTGGGGCCGCCCTAGGACGTCTGCCGCCGATCCCCGAGGCCGGTCGACCGAATAGACCTGGCGGCCGGCGAGGATCACGTCGCGGCTCTGAGAGCGGCCCTCGATCGCCTCGAGGCGCGAGCCCCACCCTCGAGCCTCGAGGGCCGCGTCGAAGGCCTCGAGAACCTCGAGGTAGGCAATCGGGCGCCAGTAGCGGCCGGGCCCGGAGGGCTCGACGTCGTCGACCGGGGGCAGCTCCGCGAGGGAGGGTCGAGTGACGGGAGAGGAGGGCGTGATCATTCGGAGCGGACCTCCTCGCCGGAGAGGGTCCGGACGCCGACCACCGGGTGGCCTGCGTGGTATCGGCCGAGCGTGTCGAGCTGCGACTCGCCGGCGAAGAGGGGAGTCCCGTACAGCTTGCGGCCGGTCGTCGCGAGGTGGGGGCGCGGAGCCTTCGTCCAGTACTTCTCGCCGGTGAAGGACGAGTATTCGGTCCAAAAGCCTGTGGCGGGAGCGATCTGCAGGTCGCCGGGGGCGGGCTGCGGACCCGGATCGAGAGCCTCGAGGACGGCGGCCCAGCGGCGCGCGAGCGTCGCGGCCATCAGTCCGCGCTCGTCGAGGACGGGGCTGGTCTTCGCCGGCGAGAGGTCGAGCGGCTCGAGGACGACCGCCCGAGGGCGCGGCCGGATCGACTCGACGCGATGGGCCAGGTCGAAGGCTAGGGCTCGGACCGTCGCCGTCCGGAGCCTCTCGGCTTCGGGCAGGAAGAGGACGCCGGCGCCCTCCGTCCGCGAGCCGCGCTCCTCGCCGGAGGCGATCGCGATCTCGGAGAGCATGGACGAGGGCGAGACCGTGTAGTGAGGGATTCGGAGGGGGGCGCCCGGGAGCAGGTCCCTGGCGTCTTCGAGCGAGAGGATGAGAGTTTGCATTTGGCTTACCAGTCGCAGACTTCGTGGATCGGGACCGGGCAGTCGAAGGGCCAGCGGGAATCGCTCGAGGCGAGCCAGTCGCCGGCAAAGCAGGCGCCGCTCGTCGGGCCGTCGACAGGGCGACCTTCCTCGTCGAGGAAGTGGACGACGACCCGGGCGACCTCGCCGAGCGCGACGCTGGTCTCGTTGGAGATGAAGCGGCGGACCTTCGGGCGGACGTAGGCGAGGGCGCCGACGCGCCCCTTTTCGGCCTTGGAGAAGATCCGGACAAGGAGGCTCGAGCGAGCGACGTCGCCGATCCGGACGCCGTCGACTTCGTAGGCGACGGAGATCGGGCGGGAGCGGTCGCGGTCGCTCGCGCGCCAGGCGAGTTCGGGGAGTTTCATGGTCAGGTCTCGGTTTCGAAGGAGGGAAGGGAAGGGGAGGGCTTGCGCCCTCCCCGGGAGACTCAGGCGTCGAAGGCGACGAGGCCCGAGCGATGAGCGAGAAGCTCGACCTTGTCGCTCGGTTCCGGCTGGACCTCGTCGGCGAAGACGAGAACTTCGACGCCCGCCGAGCGGAGGTCGGCCGTCCGGACCAGGACGCAGGAGCCGACCAGCTCGACGACGCGAGCCCGAAGAAGCTGCACCTCGCCGGCGAGCGAGATCGGAGCGAGGACCGCCTGGCCCTGCTGGAGAGAAGAGAGATCCATCGAAGCGCCTTGGCTTGAGGAGGACGGGAAGTGGGGGAGCGCCTCTCGCTCCCGCCGACACTCTTATCTGAGCAAGCGCGGCCCGGGCCGGGAAGCCTTCCCGGGAAATCTTCCCGCGAATCGGCTAGAGTCTCCCGCATGGAAACTCACGACCTCCGAGCGACCCGCGTCTCCGGCTTCCGGTTCGAAGCAGCCTGGAGCCCGGACGCCTTCCTCATCCTCCGGACCCAGCGCCGCCTCTCTCTCGAGCGCGTCCGAGAGGGCATCGCGGAGCGCCTCGGCGCCGACCGCGCGCCTTCGATCTCCGCGCTAGGCCGTTGGAACAAGGAAGGCAGCGGCGGACCGCGAGACCTCGAGACCCTCGGCGCTTTGGCTTCCGTCCTCGGGGCGGACCCGGGCGCCTTCTACCGTCCCGAGCCGGCGACGCTCTCCGAGCTTGCCGCGCTCGAGATCCGATAACCCCCTCCCCTGGAGATCTGACCATGACCAGAATCAAGACCACCCCCCCGGACCTCGTCGACGAGGAGACCCTCGCGCTTTGGAATGAGACGCGAGCCGCAGGGATCGGAGCGAGCGAAGCAGCCGCCGCGCTCGGCTTCCCCGAGGCTTGGGGCGACCCCCTCAAGCTCTGGGCCGAGAAGACCGGCGAACTCGACCGGAACCGGCCGCTCGACGACCTCTCGCGAGAGCGGCTCTATTGGGGCCACCGGATGGAGCCCGTCCTCATGGCCGAGCTGGAGAGCCGGCTCCCGTTCGAGACTCTCGACCCGGCGGCGGCTCCCTCGCTCGCCTCGGCCGACTGCGTCGCCAACTGCGGCAAGCTCGGGCGGATCTTCGCTTCGGCCGACCTTCCCTGGCTCCGCTCAACCCCCGACGGCTTCGCGAGGGCTCTCCGCGACTGCGACTTCGTCGACGCGAGCGACGAGACTTTCCGCGTCGCCGAGGGAGAGATGGGGCTCGTCGAGATCAAGACCTCGAGCGCCTACGTCGCGGACAAATGGGAGGGCGGGCCGCCGGAGCACTACCTCGTCCAGGTCTGGCAGTCGCTCGCGGTCTTCGAACTCCCCTGGGCTCTCGTCGTCGTCCTCGTCGGCGGAAACGACTTCCGGGTCTACGGCGTCCGCCGGCTCGACGAGGAGGCCGAGACGGGCCTCATGGATCGCCTCGGAGAGTTCTGGGGCTACGTCGAGAGCGGCAAACGTCCGCCGCAGCCCGAGAAGGGCGACCCGGGATGGGCGAAGCGCCTCGAGGCGCTCAAGCTCCTTCACCCCTCAGACAACGCCGAGCCGGTCAAGATCTCGGCCGACACGGGAAAGCTCCTCAAGCGACGCGAGACCCTCAAGAAGCAGATCAAGGACCGCGAGGCCGAGATCGACGAGATCGAGGGCCGCGTCCGGGAGGAGCTTGGAGACCACGCCGTCGGGGTTACTCTCGACGGGAAGTTCACGGCGACGCTGTCGACCGTGAGCGTCAAGGCGAGGACCCAAGAGGTCGCCGCCTACACCTTCCGAAACCTGCGGCTCGTCCAGAGCAAATAGGAGACCCGACCATGACCAACAATCAGACCAAAGCCGTCGCGGCAGTCCGCGACTCCCTCGAGGGCCTCGGCCCGAAGATCGCCGCGATCGCTCCCAACGCGCTCAACCTCGACCGCTTCGTCGGCGTCGTCGTCCATGCGGTCCAGAAGACGCCGAAGCTCCTCGAGTGCAACCCGACCTCGCTCCTCTCGGCGGTCATGGAGTCCGCCGCTCTCGGGCTGACTCCGTCGGGCGTCCTCGGCGAAAGCTACCTCGTCCCGCGCGGCGGGACCGTCAACCTCCAGGTCGGCTACAAGGGACTGGTCAAGCTCGCGCTCGAGAGCGGGCAAGTCCGGCAGATCGTCGCGCGCCCGGTCTACAAGAAGGACCGCTTCCGCTATTCCTTCGGGCTCGAGGAGGACACCTTCGAGCACATCCCGACCGAGGATCCGGAGCGCGGGCAGGTCGTCCGCGCCTACGCCATCGCCCGCATGGTCGACGGACCCGCGCAGCTCGAGGTCACGGCGCTCGCCGACATTCTCCAAGCGAAGGCCGTCGCGCAGACGTCGAACGTCTGGGACCAATGGTTCGGAGCGATGGCGGCGAAGACGTCGGTCCGCCGGCTCTGCCGGCTGCTGACCCTCTCGCCGGAGTACCACCGCGCGCTCGCGATCGACGACGGAGAGATCGCTCCCGGCGAGGACCGCGACTTCGGGCTCGGGAAGACGGTCGACGTCCCGGCGAAGTCGAAGGCGGCGGCGGCGGCGGATCGGCTGCGGCCGAAGGGCGCTGATCCCCGAAAGGCCCCCGAGCCGGAGAAGGAGCCCGAGCCCGAGGAGACCGCGCCGCCGACCGGCGACGTCGACCCGATCCTCTCCGACGAGGAAAGCCCCTGGGCGGACTCCGATCGGGATCGAGAGGAGGCGCCGAGCGAGCCCGACGTCTCCGGCGAGGACGACGCGCCCGAGGAGCCCGAGCCGGCTTCCCGCAAGGCAGGCAAGGCCACGATCGGCAAGCTCCAGGGCGCCGCGAACCGCGCCGGCGCGACGCCGGAGCAGCTCGAGAAGCTCGCGGTCGCGGCCGGCGCGGAGTCGCTCGAGAGCCTCACGATGGCGCAGGCGCGCGAGGTCAAGACCTGGCTCGAGTCGAAGGCCTGGGTCGACTTCGTCTAGCCTCTCCCGATCGGGAAAAAATCCCGGGAACAAGTCGACCCTGCTCGCCTCTCGCGAGTAGGGTCGACGTCGTTCGGGGGAGACCGTCTCCTCCGGCATTCCACCCTTGGCGGGATGGACGCGAGCCCGGGCGGCTCTCGAGTCGCTCGGGCCCCTTCCCGCCCCCCCCGGAGACCCATCCATGAAGTACGCAATCGCCGCCGGCCTCGCGCTGGCGACCCTCCCCTCCTGCGCGACGATCGTCGCCGCGCCGCAGGGTCCGATCCCGATCACCTCCAACGTCGACGGAGCGACCTACGTCACCTCCGAAGGCATGAAGGGGACGACGCCGTCGACCTACCAGCCGCTGGAGCCCCATCGGCCGCTGACCGTTACGGTCTCGGCGCCGGGCTACGAGAGCCAGGCGAAGACCGTCAAGCCGACGATCTCGGGCTGGATCGGCGGTAACCTCCTCTTCGGAGGCATCCCCGGCCTGATTATCGACGCGATCAACACGGAGACCCGGCGCCTCTCGACCGACGCGCTCTTCTTTGACCTCGAGCCGATCGCCGCGACCGTTGAGACCACGGAGGGCTGACTGATGCCGCGCTCTCCTTTCTCGCCGATCCCGGCGTCCGAGGTCATTCCGCCGACGCGGACGATCCCCGAGGTCGCGAAGGACACCGTCCTAGCCTTCCTGCGGACCCGGCAACGCCCGGCGCTCGCCGGCGCGATCAAGCACGGGACCCGGCTAAACTCCGCGAGCTACGTCCACCAGGTCTGTCGGCAGCTCGCGGTCGAAGGTCGCGTCGAGGTCTTTCGCAAGGTCGGCGGCGGACAGCTTCGCTATTACAAGCTCGCCTACGAGTCCGAGATCGGCCCTCTCTTCGGGTCGGAGCCCTCAGGCATGACGGCGGCGGACGTCGAGGAGCGCCTCGTCGAGGTCGCGACCGCCGGCGACGCTCCGGCTCGGCAAGTCCTCACGCAAATGGCCGAGATTCGCGCCGGCGAGGTCGAGGCCGCCGAGCGCGAGGTCGCAGCTCGCGCGGCGGATCCGGAGGTCCAGCGCTTCGGCTTCTGCCGCGACGACGTCGACAAGCTCCGGACCGGCGTCGAGCTACTTGCCCGGTCCGCGTCGGCGCGTCTTGCGCAGACCGAGACCGACCGCGCTCTCGGCTCCGAGGTCGACGGCGTCGATGAGTCTATGCTGACGGACGCCCGCAACCGCCTGCTCGAGATCCACCGCGCGCTCTCGTCGCTGCGCCACGACCTCGAGGTCGCATGAACGAGCGCCTCGACTTCGCCGGCCGCGCTCTCGTCGCGATCGCCCTCCTTTTCATCGTCGGATCCTTCGCGGTCCTACTGACGACCCGCGACTCCGTCGCTCGCCCGATGGCGCAGGTCGGCGTCCTCGCGGTCGGCGCTGGGATCGCTCTGCAGCTCGCCGCCGAGCGCGGCTCCGACTCGACCCCATGACCGACGCCTTCGAGATCCTCGTTTCGGGCCCCCTCCCGCCGTCCCTCAACGGCGCGAGGGGGCTCCAGCGTTTGCATTGGCGCGCTCGGCAGAGCGTTAAGAAGTCCTGGCGCGACCGCGTCGCCGCCGCTTGGCTCCTCGCCGGGCGTCCTCGAGTCGCCGGCCCGATCGGGATCGAGATCGTCTTCTGGCTCCCCCCCGGAGCGAAGTACCTCGACCCGGTCGACAACCTCCCCGCCCGTTGCAAGCTCCCGCTCGACGCGCTCGTCCTCACGGGCGCGATCGAGGACGATTCCCCGCGCATCATCCGACGGAGCGCGGTCTACCAAGACCGGGTCGACCGTCTCGAGCAGCAGGGCGTCTCCTTCTCCGTCGCCTCCTACCGCCCCAAATCATGAGCGAGACCCAGATCACCCTCTCCGACGCCGAACTCGCGCAGGCGATCGGCTACCTCCTCCGCATCGGACAAACGCCCAAACTCCTCCGAGACGCCTCCGAGACGCTCTCCGGCTTTGCCGACGCGCTCGAGGTCGACGCCGCTGGGCTGACCCAGCTCTTCGGCGACGAGATCGCCGAGGACAACCCGCCGCCGGAGCCGACGACGCCGCCGGAGCAGCAGCCCGACGAGCCGATCCCCGACGAGCCGGCCGACACGCCCTTCTTCAGACCCTTCGATTCGGGCGGCTCCTACGCTTGGCTTCCCGACGCCTACCTCTTCGACGAGGTCGACGTCCCGCTCTGGGCCTGGGAACTCTTCGAGGGGCAAGACCCGACCTCAGGCGCGCTCGAGATCCTCCTCGGCCACGGGCAAGACGAAATGCCCAACGTCACGCCGCGCTACACGGCCGGCTGGGGATCCGACCTCCGCGTCAACCTTGCGACGCTCGGCGCCGCAGGCTCCGACGAGATCAACCCGGGCGTCTCTGCCGCCGGCGAGCATCGAGGGCCGCTTCACTACGTCCGCGCCTTCAACGCGACCGGGACTCTCGAGGGCTTCCACGCCTACCGCGTCGGCGACTTCTTCGCCGGCCGCGAGGGTCACGTCGTCTACCTCAACGCGACCGCGCTCCCTGGGATCCCGACCCGCGTCTCGCGGATCGTCGGCGTCCAGCACGGCGGGCAGCTTGTCCAGATCGTCTGGCGCGAGACGGAGGACGGGAAGCCGACCGGCCTCCCGGTCGAGGAGTGGCCCGAGAACGTCCCGGGCTCGACGCTGCAGCTTGACCGCCTCGTCTCGATCGACGGCGGGACGATCACCGAGGGGAACTCGGTCCGCGCGAGCTGGCCGATCTCGATCTTCACCCCCGGGCATGAGCGGATCGAGATCGAGAAGGTCTGGGTCGCGACGAGCCTCCCGAAGCCCTTCAAGAAGCCGGGCAAGGGCGACTGCCGCAGCCAAGGCGCGCTGATTGTCGAGAACGACGGGAAGCGCCCGATCCGCTCCGGGGTGGTCTCCCTTGAGGACTTCCTCTTCGACGTCACGGATCCGGACTCGGCGGTCTGCCGCTTTGGCGACGTCGACGAGGTCTCGATCGACGGAGGCAAGATCCGCGAGCGCGGCAAGCAGCGTGGCATGGGCTTCGTCTCCAACGTCGAGCGCGTCCGGATCGGAGCCGACGTCGACTGGAGCGGCCCGATCCGGATCTTCGACCCGTCGAACCGGTGGGGCTCGCCGCGCTTTGTCTTCGAGCACCAAGCCGGGACCGTTTCCGAGTTCCGCCCGACGGAGTACGCATCGTGAGCGCCGGCGACGACTGCAGCCGGCGGTGGAGCGACCGCTCCGACCGCGAGGGCAAGGACCGTGAGAAGGCTCTGCGCGACCGCGAGGTCCGCGAGAAGCAGGCGCCCAAGGAGAAGCCGAAGCGGAAAGACCGGCCGCTATTCGAAGGCGCCGACGACCCTCTGCCGGGCTATGAGCGAGATTAGGATCCTTTCCCCGCAGCGGATCGCCTCGATCCGGGAGCGCAGCGGTATCGGCCGAGCGGTCGAGTTTCTCCGGAGCTTCAAGTCCCGGATCGACGTCGAGGCCGCGACGCGGTTCGCCTTCAATGGGCGGATTCGGTGGCGGTCAGGACGCGACGGGACTCGACGCGCCGAGGTTCGCTTCCCCTTTCGGTCGAAACGCGGACGTCAGATGATCATCGGAGTCTGGGTCCCCTGGATCCCCGGGCTCCCGGTTTTGCAGACCTGTCGCGAGGCGGCGCGAGTGGCCTGCCGCAAGGCGGCGCGGCATGGCTTCCGTTTCGCCGAGGACGCCGCGACCGTCTTCGAGCAGACCGATTGGACCACCGAGGAGGATCCTCGGATCGTCGCGGAGCGCCAGGCCGAACTTGATCGCTGGCTCCTCGAGGGCGACGACGAGGCCGGCTTCTACGACGAAGGCGACGGGGCTTGACAGTAGCCCAAGAGCGAGACCCTAGCGGGCGTCCCTTCCTGCGGGAGCGTCCGCTCGCTAGGGTCGACTCCCCGGTCGAAGGCGAGCCCGTCGCCGACCTCCCCTAGAACGAATCCGGCCTCGAGGTCCGAGAACCTCGAGGCCGCAATCCTTGCCTTGGCGAGTCCCCACTCCCAGGCACGGAAAGGACCCCATCGGATGCTTGAAATCCCGGCCCCTTCGCGGGCAAACCTACCCCAACCCCTAGGGCCCGTCGAGCCCTCGCGCCCCAAGATCTGGGGCTGTCCCGCCTCGGGGGCCCTCCGGTGAGGGTCGAAGGCAAAGGACGCGCCCGGAAGCCCTCGAGGCTCGGAGGCGCCGGCGGGCTGGAGCGCCTGCAGCGCTTCCTCGTCGACCGAGGAGCGCCGATCCGGGGGCTCCCCGGAGCCGCCGCGCTTGACCTCGGGAACGGGATTCTCGCGACGGAGCTAGGAGTCTCGACGCGGACGATCCGTGTCTGGCTCGCGGCGCTTCGCGACCTCGGGCGTCTCTCGACCTGGACCCACGCGCGCAAGGTCGCCGGCGCCTGGGCCGGGCAGGTCCGCGTTCTCGTTGTCCACGAGCCCGGGATGGGCGCGCAGGCGAAGCTCTGGGGACAGACCGCCCGGGTCCGCGCTCGAGGTCACTGGCGCGACCTCTCGGCCTTCCGCCTCACCGAGGCGGCCGACGTCCCGGTCGAGCTACCGCCGGCGCCCTCGCGCGGCATGGAGGGCGCGACGAAGCGCCGCCGCTTCCGCACAGCATCCCCCGAGAGCCCCTCTGGGGCTCCGGGGGAGATCAAGGCCCCCTCGGGCTCCGTTCCGGAAGCTCCGACCCGGGCTCCGCGTCTCCGGCCGCCGGCGGTCCGCGCGGCTCGACGGCGGCTCTGGGCTCTCGGCTTGCGGGGGGACGGGCTCGACGCGGTCTCGGGCTACCTCGAGCAGGCGCTCGAGGCCTTCCCGGAGAGCCGAGGGAGGATCCTCGAGGCGCTCGAGGCGCTCGAGGGCCGCGCTCGGCGCGCACGCTGCGGGCCGGCCCCGTTCGTCCTCGGCGCCCTTCGGCGCGGCTGGGCGCCCTGGGACGAGCCGAGCGAGGCCCCCTCGCCGCCGCCACAACTCCCGGCCGACGCCGCCGCGATGGCGCGAGCCCGGATCCCGAGCCCTCTCCGCGCTCGGACGCCGCTCGCCGAGGCGCGCGAGGTTTACCGCTGGGCTCGAGCGGAACTCGCCGGCCTCGGTCTCGGAAGGGCGACGATCGGCCGCGCTCTCGCGGAAGTCCGCCGCGCGGCTGGGAAATCCTCCCGGGGCGTGGGTAGCCTCCGGCCCATGATTGGAGACCTACTCGCGACCGCCCGAGAGGCGGCGCGCGACCCGGGCGCCTACGTCGTCGCCGCCTTGCGGCACGGCTGGGGCCCCTGGGCGCAAGCTCACCGCCCGCCGGCGGCTCGCCCCCTCCCCCCGACCCGATCGGAGGCGCTCGCCGCCCTCGAGCGCGCGAAGGCGCAGGCGCTCGAGGCGCTCGCGCCGCGACCCTCGAGGACGACCGGCGGCTCGCCGGCGACCTTCCTCGCCTGGATCCAGCCGGGGGCCGAGCAATGACCGCCCCCTCCGACCTCAACGCCCAGGCCGAGCGCGAGGTCGTCTCGATGCTCCTCGCTCACCCGGGGCACTTCGCCGACGTTTCCGACCTCTTGGAGCCCCAGGACTTCGGGACCCCGTTCCTCCGGCGGATCTTCGGCGCGATGCTCGACCTCTACGAGCAGAGCGACCCGATCACGACGACGGGCATCGCCGAGCTGATCGAGCTGGAGACCGGCCGATCCCTGACCCGGCCCCAGGCCGAGGAGATCGTGAGGCTCGCGACCGAGGCGACGTCGGCCGTCCTCCTGGAGACCCACGCCCGGACGGTCCTGGAGCACGGCGCCCGCCGCCGGGCGAGCGTCCTCGCGGAAGAGGCGACCGGCAAGCTGCGGGCCCTCCCCCTCGGGATGCGGGCGCGTCACCTCGAGCAGGGTCTCGCGGACTTCGCGGACGAGATCCTCGGGCTCCGGCGCCGGCTCGCCCCGAAGGGGCGCGTCGAGACCTCGGCCAAGGGGCTCATCGAGAGCCTCAAGGCGAACCTCGACGCGGAGGTCTCGAGCGAGGGGATTCCGACCGGGCTCGTCGAGCTAGACAAGATCCTGGGCGGCTACCGCAAGACCGAGTTGACCGTCCTCGGCGCCCGGCCCTCCGTCGGCAAATCCGCGATGCTCCTGCAGCTCTCGCTCTACCTCGCCACGCGTCGCTGGACCCGGACTAACGTCCAGGATGAGCCTCGCCGCGTCCTGTACGTCTCCGTGGAGATGGGCGCCGAGCAGGTGGGGATTCGGGTCCTTTCGAACCTCGCCGACGTCAACTCGCGCCGGATCCTCGAGGGGAAGCTCTCGGCAGACGAGCGCGAGCGCGTTGAAGTCTGCTACTCCGGGAACCCGGCCGAGACCGTCACCTTCATGGAGCAGATTCGCGCGAGGCCCCAAGACGTCCGCTCGGCCGCTCTCCGCGTCCAGGAGGAGCACGGGCTCGACGTCGTCGCCGTGGACTACCTCCAGAGGATGCGCGTCCCCCGGGTCAAAGACCGGAAGCGCTACGAGATCGTGGGCGAGGTCGCCGCCGAGCTGAAAGAGCTGGCCCGCGAGCTGGACGTCCACGTGCTGACGGCGGCCCAACTCTCGCGCGACTCGCAGGACCGCCGGCCGACGCTCGCGGACCTCCGGGAGTCGGGCGACATCGAGCAGGAGGCCGATAACGTCGGCCTCCTCTGGAAGCCGGTCGACGGCGACGGGCGCAAGCTCGACGGTCGGCTCGACGTCCTCTGGGAGAAGCAGCGGCAGGGCCCGACCGGCGTCTCCGAGCTGCGCTTCGACCCTTCTCGCTCGCGGATTACCGACGCGAGCCCGATCGAGACCCACGCGGTCTCCTACCACGGAACCTGACCATGACCCACGCAAACGACGCCGCTCGAGAGGCTCTCGCGAAGATCGCGGGCCTCGAGGCACAAGAGGCCGGCGCGAGCCCGGACGAGATCCGAGCCGCCGAGAAGGCCGCGACCGAGACGATCCCCGACGCAGGCCAGACCATGAGCCCGAAGGACGCGAGAGACCTCCTCCGCGAGCTGCGGCGGATCCGGCTCCTCCTCGCGCGACCCCATCCGGTCCTGCTCGCCGCGATCTTCGCAGCGAACGACGAGGAGGGCTTCTTCGACGACGCGATCGACCAGGCCGAAGGACTGCTCGCGCGCTACGAGACCCAACTCCGCGAGCGCCGCGAGGCGCAGGAGGCGCAGGCATGAGGCCCCCGGCTCCGACTCCGATCGACCTCGAGCTTGCCGACCTCGACGACCTCGAGGCGCTCATCGCGGAGTGCGAAGCGAAGGCCGAGTACCACGGGCGCCGCGCTCGACGCTGGCTCTCGCTCGCGTTCCTCTTCGTCTTCGCCGCCGGCTTCGTCCTCGGGACCGCCTTCTAGTCCGCGTCTCGCCTTGGGAAATATTCCCGAGGCGCGCTTGACCGGGGGCGGGAGTTCGGGCGAAGTGATCTCCATCGCCGAGGCGCTCTCGCCCGGCCCCCTCCCCCGGAGACTCGACCATGAAGCAAGCTCAAGACGCCCTCGCCGCCGCCGCCTCCCTCCTCCTCGCAAGCTACTACGCTGCCAAGGACGCCCGGGGCGGGAGCCTCTACAAGATGAGCCTGGAAGGACGCGACCCTCTCGGCGATCCGGGAGGTCTGCGAACTCCACGGGCTCGACCCTGACCCGAGCAACTGAGGCCCGACCATGGCAACGCTTCGAAAGTTCCTGAGCCTCCGCGACTTCGACTTCGCGAATGGGCGCTT